CCTTCGTCCACAATACTGCCGATAACCGTTCCACAATCTGTGCACACATGTTCCCCATCAGCGCACGTAGAATTGACATGATCGCAGTTCATGAGACTATGGTACTGTGTGAAGATGACTTTTCGTTTTTCAACTTGGTTTATTTCATTCTAGATCTTTCCATACCTTTCTGAGACATATATCTGAAACGTGCCCCTGTCGTATTCCAAAAGATCTCGCAATCGAAGTCTGAGTCTCTCCAGCTGCGTAACGAGTTCGAATTTCTCGTATCTCATCTTCAGTGTACCTCGCGGACGGATTTCGAGTACCTGTTAACAGTGTTCCGTCTCTCTTTTTATCATCCAAATTGTTCTTCTTTGCAGAACCAAGTTCGAGATGAGCCGGATTCACACATTTTCGTCCGCATGTATGGAGTACCCATAAACCGGGTATGATTTCCCCTTTCCAATGAGAATATGCAAATCTATGTGCATGTATACTCCTCTTCCCAATGGAGAACATACCATATCCATTTGAAGTCTTACCACCTGTCCATATCCAACACTCGTTAACATCGATGGGTCTACTAACCCTATTCATAAAACGCTCTTCCATGATATCTAAGCTATTGGAAGAAAGAGAATCATTTTCAGTTTGAATTCATATTCATGCTTGCCAGTGTTAGTGGGTCATATGGCATGGGACGGTAATTTGTGAGCAATGTGGGCCGTCCACGATGTGTCTGCTGCTTTGTCCACGCAATCAGTAGGTATTCGTTGTTCACGGGCCACACGCTGAATCCAGACTCAGACAATGTAGCAATCAGGTACTCACGGGCTTCGGACAACTGAAACAATGGATATCCAAAGACAAACTTCGGAATCTCGAACACGATATACGGTGCGTCGGGTGAATGAATGGCCTGTTTTTTGATCTGGGCGTAGAGTTGTCCTAACACGGGTCGCATCGCTGACATACGACGTTCGCGTTGATTTTCTTGTTCTTGCCATACATCTTTAGCTTTCAGCATCGTTGTTCTTATCAACTAGAATGTTCCGATCAATTGCACTCGGTGGAGGTGGAATTCGCGGCTTCCTGATTTTGGGAGCACTGAAGGCCATCGACGAACGGCAGGGACTGGTTTTTCCAGATGGTATATACGGCTGCTCGGTCGGCGCAGTCATCGCAACAGGTATAGCGTTCGGTATGGGCTACAAACGGGCAGAGGAGATCTGCATGAAATATGTGAACACGTCTGGGTTTCTACCTTCCTTTCGGCATGCGACGATTCTCGCCTTCATGCAGAAAAAGGGGTTATTTACGATGGACTTAATGGAGGAGTTGTTTCTTACAATCTTTGATGCTGCGAACATCGATCTGCGCGGGAAGCTGATCTCCGATGCGCCACAGAAGCTGTATATTCTGTCCTCGAACATCACGACCCAGCGCCCAACACTGTTGACAGGCAATATCCCCGTTATGGCCGCGCTGAAGGCTTCGTGCTGCCTTCCATTCATCTTTCACCCTCAAGTGATCCACAACCAACTATATCTCGACGGTGGTGTCTATGCGGAGAACATGTATGATATCGTCCCGAAGGGCACACTTGTGATTGACATCGCACATATCAAGCAGCCAATCTTTCCATCGACGCTCGAATCACTGTCTATCTTCGACATGATTCGCACCTTGTGGGCAGGATTGCGGTCAATTCGAGTACATGTAGACGCTCTTAATCTCAGCATTGATGGAATCCATCTACTTGATGAACTCAAAGATGAAGACAAAACACGGATGATTGACGCTGGCTACTCACAGGCTCTTCGATTCCTTGCCAAGCGTTTCCCTAAGAAAGTTCAAGACGTTATCAGCGGTGACGGAACGATTGAAGTCGTACAGACCACTTGAAGTCTCAAGCTTGATCGTCGGGTATGCGTTCACTTCGTACAGTGATGCAGTCTTCACGTCCTTCTCTGCATCTACGTCAACCGCTTCGACAGTTGTCTTTCCAAACACTGGATTCTGCTGAAGTGCGGCCTTGACCTTCTCCCATTCAGGCATTGCCTTCTTCGAGTGACCGCACCAGGTCGTGTAGAAGAGATACAGATTAGCCTTATCAGTTGCAACCTGTCGCTTCGGAGTTGGCTTCCACCAAAACCGGTATGCAAGTGCTAACGCTACGAGGAGGAGGGCGGCTTGAATCCACATTGTTGAAAGAAGCGAGAAATTGTACGTTGACGTTCAAACCAGATACGATAGGCTTCTTGAGGCGTTACTCCCTCTTTAATCTGGATCCACGCTACATCTGTGGTCATCCGCTCGGGTTCATATGGACGTGGCTGGATCTCCATCCAACGTCCATGATAACGAACAGTCGTCTTCATGCTTACTATGATTCTCTGGGTAAGTGGTAAATGGAAGCAGTTGGTAAGGTGATTCTTGCGGTTGGCTTGAATTACAGTGTCCATTATGTGACCATGACGGCACATAACTGGATGTGCATGCCACATACATTGAAACAGCTGGCTCAGTCACTGTTTCTTACGGCAAGTCCTGCTTGTTCTACTCTATTGACGATTGGGCAGCATACACAGAATGCATATTCTGCTGCGATTACGACTGGTGTCGCGACACTTATTATGAACGGTTTGAAGTCTACACCTTGAGGCCGCCGCTTGGGAATCCAACAAGCCCGGCGCCGATACCGAAACCAGCACCCGTGCGAGCAGAGGCCCCGACGCTAGGGGCGTAGATGTCGAGGATCGCGAACGTGGCAGTCGCAACAAGTGCAATCATGCCAACCTCCGACGCCTTGAGCGTCTTGCCGGGCAGGACATAGGCGGCGATGGCGACACTCAAACCTTCTAATGCGTACTTGACCAGACGCATCACGAGGTCGCTCACATCAACACCAGAAGGAGTAGGCTTAGGCTTAGAATCCATTTTATTAAGAACGCGTGAATAAAATTCTAGACACCAGTGTGTGTTTTGTTGGCGATGACTAGATAAACTGCCGATCGAGACACGTGAAACATATGTGCCAGCTTTTCCTGACTTAGCTTATCTGGGTTCTCGCGGATGTACCGAACATTGTCATCTGTCAATTTGAGCGAAGGTTGTGACGCCCGGTTCCTAGCCTTTGACTCTTCAGATACGACACGACCTACACAGCGTTTATTGCCCATTGTCACCATAGACATCTTCGCCCTCGTTTCGGCACTCAATGATTTCCCCAGTCGTGCCTCGCTCATCTTTTTTCGAGTTTCTTCCTTTGTATTGTAATCATACGGTCTGCCACGTCCACACATCGTCTGATTGTATCCACCCTGCCATACATATGATTCGTATTGCTCGGCATAGTAGCACTCCATGTTATCAAGAGATTCTTCTGGAAGCTCGCACACAGTTTCGATCCGGAACGCGTCTGCACCGTACTTATTGATCGCCTGCCCAAGTAGTGTTTTCAAAGCACTTCGCTTTGCTTTGTATATATGCTGCTTCCATCGCTGTAATGGATCATGAAGGGTCCTTCCGATATATGACTTGCCGTTTGGTATACATGTGATTCTGTATATGTACCCCATTGCTGGTATATTGGAATCTTTATTTAAACTAGAACCCATCACCCTCCAACAGAAGCCGGAGTGTAGAACTTGTATCCAATCGCGGCAAGTGCGATCAGCCAGATGACCCACCATGAGATATATCCAGACACAAAGCGCAGGACAATCCAGAAGACAAGTGCATGGACAAGTGCCGTCATGATGTCACCATGGGCGGACGAGGGGAGGGACAGCAGAACACCGGGGGTCAGAACAACAAACAGGAGTGCAGTGGTGAGGAGGTCGTACATTTGTTTAGTTACGTTAAAATAATGGCAGACGATCTGATACAGTTCATGCCCAAGCGTATAATAGCAGAGTATGCAGATCTCTTTGTAATTGGTCCTCCGCCGAAGAACCTCGTATTCATGAGACCCGAATATCGCGCAAAGTTTATGGAGGGGCTAAAAGTGCTCTTCCCTGATGAACTTCCGACCGTGAAATTCGAAGCAAATACCTTGGAAGGACTTATCTTTTATGGTCCTAAGATGTGGATTAGTTTTTATAAGTATGATGCATGGTTCGATCCAGTAGTGATTATTTTCTATTTCGATGCTGAAAAGAACGATTGGTTCTCGTTAGGAGAACTAGAAGATCCCGACCATGCTGATGCATATGAAGATCCGAATACTGATGTAATAGAAGAGCTCTTGCGACAGATGGCTGCAGAGGCTAGAGCTGGACGACAGGCACAAGCATCTCCGCAAAAGCTTTCTTTGAAGCGTTCTGTTATTGGTTGGAATGACCCTATTACCACTACACCTGTGCGTTCGGGCGACCCAGTCATCCGCCTGAACAAGGATAATCGTTTTGTTTTTCATCGCGACGCCCTTGAGCGCTGGTGGGTAGGAAAGAAACCGAGAGATCCCATGACCAACTTGCCTGTTGCACCGCACCAGATTGAGAGATTTGTGGCCGAGGTTGTGGAAGACGCAGGAGATGAGCCCATGAACGGTGGACGTCGTCGCAAGCGTCTCCGTAAGACCATGCGTAGAAAGAACTTAAGGTCAACTCGCAAGAACAAGTAAATGCCCCGCACTGAGCTCCCCAAGCACGATGAGAGTGGTCCGATTGATTACCTGGACGAGGACCCCGAGATCCCGACGCAGAAGTATTGCATCATCTCCTTTCTCAGTCCTGAGAAGGTGATCAAGCAGAAGCAGGAGTTCATGTTCGAGCGCTTCATCGAGTGGATGGACTACGAGTGGAAGATCAAGGGGATGGAGAAGTTCATGTCCTTCCTTTCGACCAAGTACAGCCTGAAGGTCGATGACCTGTTCAAGGACGCGCAGGAGTTCACGAAGGTTCACAACGAGGACGTGAAGAAGACGGACATCCACGAGCAGTATGCCATCTTCCTCCTCAAGAATGAGAAGGATCTACAGGAGGTGTACGATCAGAAGGTTGACTTTCAGACGAACATGCGTGGTGTCAAGGTCCGTCGTTGCTTCTCGACGGTCGAGGAGACGCAAATGTTTGCGAAGGTTCTGCAGCGTCGCTACCCGAAGGACAACCTGTTCATCGGTAAGGTCGGTGCGTGGCTGCCATGGGACCCCTCGGA